CGAGCAGCGAGACCAGACCGCGGTCACCGAAGACTTCCTCGAGTGGATCCAGGAGGAGAGCGACACCGACACCGAGATCACCATGAGCAAGGACAACGACAACGGCACGGAGAGCGAGGAGGAGGAGAAGAGCCTCGCCGAACAGAACGCAGAAGCGATCGACGACCTGACGGACACCGTCAAGGACCTCACCGAGGAGCTCTCGGACGACGGAGAGGGCGGCTCGGAGAAGTCCGCCGACGCCAACGGCGGCGACGGCGGCGAAGAGGGAGAGGGAGACGAGAAGTCGCAGGCGGAGAAGAACGCCGAAGCGATCAATGAACTCGCCAAGTCGGTCAAGAGCCTGGCGGAGGCTTCGGGCCACAGCCAGCAGCTGGACTACGACGGCGAAACCGAGAAGGACGCCGACGAACAGCCCGACGAGGGCGAGGTCAAGAAGGCGTTCCTCGGGCTGTAACGCGACGCAACTGACTATCAGTAGACACCTGAAATTTCCATGGCATCCCGAACCATCGACAACGACCTGAGCAACATCACTGAAAAGAACGCCCTCACCGTCGCCGATCTCGACGCAGGGGGCACGCTCCCGGACCCGCTCTGGGACGAGTTCTGGACGGACGTCATCGAGCAGACGCCGCTGCTCGACGCCGTCCGGACAGAAACCGTCGGCGCGAAGAAGACGCGCATCCCGCGCCTGAACATCGGCGAGCGACACCGCCGACCGCAGGACGAAGGTCAGTGGAACGAGAACGAAGCATCGGTCTCCACCGGCCACATCGAGATCAACACCGAGAAGGGGACCGTCGCGTGGGACCTCCCGACCGAAGTCGTGCGCGAAAACCCCGAGGGCGAGGCGCTGGCGGACAAGATCCTCGACCTGATGACCGACGCCTGGTCGGCCGACGTCGAGGACCTCGGCGCGAACGGCGACGAGTCCGTCGCCGATAACTTCGAGAGTCAGAACGACGGCTGGATCTCCCTCGCGGAGGGCGAGGCCACGACCATCGACGCAGCTGACAACATCCTCGACAACGACATGGTCGTCAGCACGATCGCGGGTCTCGACTCGAAGTACCGGTCGCGGATGAGCCCGGCGCTCATCGTCTCTGAGGACCAGCTCCTCAGCTACCACTACACGCTGACCGACCGAGACACGCCCCTCGGCGACAACGTCCTGATGGGCGAGGCGGACGTCAACCCGTTCAACTTCCCGATCATCGGGAGCGGCCTCTGGCCTGACGGCTACGCGATGTTCACCGACCCGCAGAACCTCATCTACGCGCTGTACCGCGAGCTCGAGATCGACGTCCTCACCGAGTCCGACAAGGTCTCGGAGCGCGATCTCTACGCCCGGTACTTCATGCGAGGCGACGACGACTTCCAGATCGAGAACACCGACGCGGCCGTCCTCGTCGAGAACATGGGCGACCCGCTCGCGAACATCAACTTCACGGCCTAACGGTGATGGATGATGTCTGAACGTACCATTCGTCATCGAGAAGATGGCCCGCGCCGATTCACCCGACTGGGTGTCGATATCGACACCGAGCCAGGGGAAGAGGCCACCGTCGACAGCGACGTGGCCGCGGACCTCGTCGACGAACAGGAGTACTTCGAGTACGTCGACGAGTCTGCGGCCGATGGCGACAGCGGTGACGACGGCTCCAGCGATGACGGCTCGACCGAGGGGGAGTCATCCTCCGACGGCGAGCCAGACGCCGACGCCGACAGCACCAGCGGCAGCGAGGGGTACGAGTTCGACGGCGAGGACGCGTGGTTCGACGACCACGACGACTACCAAGCGCGCATCGAGCGCGTTGAGTCCGGCGACGTCGACGACCACCTCGACACGATCGCCAACATCGAAACGAGCGATCAGGTGAAGGACGCGGTCGGCGTCCGACGCGCCGAGATCGAGGGGTAAACTCCCATGCCGCTCCAGCCTGAAGAGGTCACCTCCGAACTCCCGTTCGATGCCGACGCGTTCGGCATGACCGAGGCGGACTTCAACAGCGAGCTGGAGTCGTACATCGCGACAGCCGCAGAGCGCGTCGAAGACTGGCTCGGCGTCTCACTCGAACCTGAGACAGCGACTGAAACGCTCTCCCGACCGTCGCACGTTGATGATCACGCCCTGCCACTCCCGGACCGACCGGTACAGCAGGTTGCCTCGGTCACGATCGACACCGACCGAGTGAGCGGTGACGACGTCGACGCGGACGACTACTGGGTCGAGGAGACCCACCTGGAGCTGAAGCCTGACGCGAGCCGCGACTCCTGGCCGACGGATCGTCGGTCGATCACCGTTGAGTGGACGCACGGCCTCGAGGAGCTCCCCGAGGGCGTGAAGAAAGCGATCATCCGGCTGGTCCGAGCTCGGCTCCGGGCGATCACTGCGGACGGCATCTCTTCCGACACGATCATGGGAGACTCGATCTCCTACGAGCCGGAGGAGATCGTCATCCGTCGCGCCCGGGGCGACGCCGCTGGCTACGAAGCACCGTCCTACTACAGAGGTGCGGCCTCGGTATGAGCTTCCCGTCAGCGCCGGCGAAGGCTCGCCAACGGCTCCAGATGCACGGCTCCGACATCACGATCCAGCACTACGAGATCGAGGATGGCGGCTCCCGTGGCAGTCGGCCGGTCGAGTCCGAGGAGCAAACCGTCAAGGCGTACGTCCAGGACAAGTCGGCGTCGACGAACCTTCACGAGCTGCTCGGCCGCGAACTCTCGATCGACGTCCGGTTCCGCGTCCTCAAGGCGGCGATGCACGAGGACCTCCGCGATGGCGGTCACGACGGCGCGTCCCGAGTGACCTACCGCGAGCGGACGTACGTCGTCGAGCACGTCGAAGACGAGGGCGATGGAACGCTGACGCTTCACTGCTCAACCTGGGAATCAGACTAAGATGATCGACAACTACGACGACCGCAACCGAGAGAAGACGCTCGACGCGGTCAGCGACTTCTCCGGCGAGCAGCTCAAGGCGTTCATCGAGTTCGAGAAGGCCCACAAGAACCGGAAGACTGTGGTCGAACCCCTCGAACGAGAGCTGCTCACGGTGACGTCGGTTGGCCGTAACTACGTGGCCGGGCTCTGGTTCGACTCGGACACGGACGAAAAGCTGGTGCGGCGGTCGCGCCGCATCGAGAAGGCGATCGACGCCGGCGACCTCGAGGTGGTCGGCTGATGGTCGAGGACAAAAACAACCTTCCCGAAGCGCGGGAGGCACTCGAAACCGGGCTGACAGACGGCATCGAGAAGCTCCATCGGCTCTGCCTACGGCGGCTGGTCAGGAACATGAGCGATGGGAAGGACGCGCTCGGGAATCCCTGGGAGCCGCTGAAGGCGTCGACGATCCGAGCCAAGGGTTCGGACACACCGCTGATCGATGACTCCCGGCTCATCACGAACATCAACGTCGCGTCGGAGATGAACCGGAAGACCAAGACGTCGGTCATCGGGACGAATCTGGACTACGCCAAGCACCACGAATACGGTGCGCCGGAGGCCGGGATCCCCCGGCGTCCGATCTTCGGTCCCGTTGCCCGCCTGGCGGACAAGAAGGCTCCCGAGGTCCTCGGCGAGGAGATCGCGCTGAAACTCGACGAGGCGGAGGTCTAATCGGGGATGCTGACAACTCCCGAAGAGGACCGCCTCGAAGCCAGCCTCCCGACCGAGGGCCTCACCGTCGACTACGAGGGTGAGTCGTACACGTACGACCTCACACCCTTCTGGAGTGGCGGTGACGACGCGGGCGATGATGCGACTGCCGACCCGGACTACCCGGCACTCGTGTTCGGGTGGAACGCCCAGTCTGAGCCTGCTCCCGAACGGCAGCCCGCCGACAACGTCGCGGCGATCGACAACCCCACCGACGTTCCGGAGTACCGCGAGACGGAGACCACCGAGGTCCTCGACGAGCTGTCGGTAACGGTCGCGGTCGAAGCGGCTCACGACGCCAACGGGGTTCCACCGCAGGTCCGTGGCGGGCAGCTTGCTCGCCAGCTGTGGCGGTTCACCAACTTCGACCTCGACCTCAACAGCGTCGGTCCGGATGGCGAGCGCCCGATGCGCGTCGACGTCCAGGGCGGGCCGACGCCGAGCCGCGTCAAGAACACATACCGGCTCGAGTGGGCACTCCGGCTCCATCACTCGGAGACCAAGGAGACCGTTCACGAAACGGTCGAGACCGTCGGCGTCGAGGCTGAACAGACACGAGACTAACCCCTTACGAACAAACACACATGACGACAGTTTCACCGGTCGAAATCGACGTTTCGGCAGAGACCGCTGCACTTCCCCAGGAGACCTTCACCGATGTCGCGGTGATCGGGACGGCCGCGAACGCACCGCCCGATGCTGCCTTCGGCGAGGTCAACCGCTACGGAAGTGCGGCTGAAGTAGCGAACGACTACGGCGACGGCTCCGACGTCCACACGGCGTCCCAGGCTGTCGCCGAAAACGGCGCGGACTTCTGGTACGTCCTCGTCCTCGAACAGACTGAAGTCGTCGACGAGGCCGTCGACGATGGCAATACCGTCGAGCACACGCCGATTCACGGCAACGCTGGCGTCACCGCAGACGCTCGGGATGTCGTCTACACGGCTGACGACCCGGTCGCAACGCCCGAAGAGGGCGAGGTCGCGGTCAACACAGGGACTGGCGAGATCTCCACCGGCGACGGGACCAACGCGACGCTGACGTACTTCCACGTCGACTGGAGTGGCCTCGAAGAGCTCGAGTACCAAGGCGTCAACCGCGCCCATCTCGCGGACACGCGAGCCGGTCGCGGGCACATCGGAGACTACGACGAGTTCGTCGCCTGGGCCGCGTCCGCCCGCGTCGGCGTCCCGCTCCCGATCGAGGATCCGCGGCAGTTCGAGAGCGACGACGAGGCGATGGCTGTCGCTCACGACGTCGCCGGCTACGTCCCGGCGGGCCACGTCCTCGGGATCACCGCGAAGGCCAGCGGCGACGTCGGTGCTCACCAGCTGGGGAAGATGGCCGTCAACGATCCTTGGCGGGACTTCCATATGGACGGCGAGGGCTACCCCTTCGCGATCGACGGCATCAAGGGCAGCCTCATCGGCAACCCCGGCGTGAACGACACGTTCGTCGGCGGCGACGCCGACGGCAACGGGCCGACCAACGTGCTCGTCACGATCGAGGGGACGAACACGCTCTGGCGAAGCGTCTCGACGGCTGGCGCTTCGAGCGAGTATCAGTTCTTCGACGTAAAGATGACCGAGGACTTCGCGATCTCAGTCATCCAGAACGCACTGATCAGTCGGCAGCTGAACCGCGACCAGATCCCGTTCACCGAGGATGGCCAGTCGATGATCGAAGACGCCATCATCGCCAACCTCAATGAGTACGTCGGCGGTCCCGACGACCCGTTCGCCG